GCGCTCCGAGTATTCCTCGATGCTCAGGGTCAAATCCTGCGTAGAGAACTCCCAAGCAACGTGCTTGCGTTGGTCAACGACGATGTTGGTCGATTTCTCTTCCACATCCTGCAGCGAAGCGGTCGCGCCGTTGATCGTCTGGAACTTCACCGGGCGGCGGATCGAAACGGTCGAACCTTGGCCGCCGGAGAAGTCTTTCTTGTATTCCCGGTGAACGCGGTTGGCGAACACAAGGTTATTCTCCAGCTGCATGAGCGCCTCTTTGGCGATCATGCTGGGGGTGATCAGCGTGTTGGGCATCTGTCAGGCTCCTTACCTGAGTTTCCCCGACCGGCGCGCTTCGATGTATTGCTGCATCGTCATCTTTTCCGGGTTCGGGGTTGCGCTGCTCGATCCCCGCACGGGGTTGATCGGCTGCGGCGCGCTGGTTTGGGTTTTGGGCTGCGGGCGCGACAGGTCGCGTTCCAGCCGCCCGATGGCTCTTGCCGCCTCGATGGGCGTCATATGCGCGATCTCAAGCGCCAGCGCCCGGTTGCGGCCCAGGTGATAAGCCACGTCCGCCCCCATTTCAGAGCTGACAAGAATGTCGGCCACATGGGGGAATATCGGCACCTCGTCGGCCAAGGCCACGGCGTCGAAGTCAGCGTAACGCTGCCGCGCCGACGCAAGCTGTGCCTGCCATGCCTGCGCGACGATTGCCCGCTCTTGCTGCTCGATTGCCTGCGCCTTGCCGCGCTCGGCTTGGGCCTCTTCGGCCACAAAGCCCGCATCGCGCTCCGCCAGGGTCCGCGTGTTCTGCCACACGGCCTTCGCGGCGATGAATTCCGTCGGATCAGTGAAGTCCGACGCGACGGGGGGCCTCACAGCCTTGCCCGCGTCAAGAATGCGCGCAGCCCGCTTTTCAGCTTCGTCCGCACGCCGCACAGCCTCTTCGCGCTCCATCCGCAGACGCAGCTTGTAAGCCTTGTCCTGCTCCCGGCGTTCCTTGGAGGTCTTGCGCTTTCGCTCTTCCGGCTCGTCGCCGTCTTCTGTTTCGACCGTCTCGGCTTCGGCGATGGCCTCAGCGTCTTCGGCCTTCACAACGTCGCTTTCACCGCTGGCGTCAAGCGCCTGCGCTGCTTCGGTGTTCATTGAGGGGGTCCTTGCGTCAGAAGCCCGAAACGGGCGGTTGTAGCGGCGACGCCGCCATTCCGGCCATGATGGCCCGAACCTTCAATTCCGCTTCCGTCGCCTCAGCCTGCGCCTTCTTGGCGCTTTGCTGAGCCTCGATAGCCTTCGCCTCGGCTTGCGCCGCTTGCGCCTCGGCCTCCCGCGTTTCGGCCTCCGCCTTCCGCATCTGCATGCTTTGCATCATCTGCTGCATCTGCATCTGTTGCGCCTGCTGCGGGTTGGGCTGCTGGGTGTCGTCTTCTTCGATGCCGGGCGGCAACGCTTTACGCAGACGCTCCGCGATACGATCCGCGCCGGGCCAGTCCTGGTTCGCCGCCACGATGTCCGCCACGAGGGCCTGCGCTTGCGGGACTTCGCGCAGGAATTGCATCTGACTTTCAGCCGCTTCCTGCCGCATGGTCTGATAAGCCGGGCCAACCGACACGCGCACCGAGTAGGCGCCGCGCGTCACGTCGTTCATGACAACCGCGCCGTCCACACCCTCAAGGGTCTGGTTGATGACGACTGCCTTCTCCTGATGGTCGGCGCCAAGGATGCGGATCACGCGCTGGGTGTCGTAAATCTTCGGAATCATCTGCGTGATGACGCGCCCGCACTGTGTGACGGCCTTGACCATATTGTCGGCATAGATCGAAGTCGCAGCCGCCGCTTCCTGCTTGCGGGCGTTGATCGCAACGCCGCTTGTCTCGTTTGACCGCGCGCCCAAGGCGGCGTCGTAAATCCCCGTCGTGCGCTTCTTGTCCTCTGCCGCAAGCATGATCTCATTCTGCAGGGCGCTGGACGGGACCGGCGGGGCTACACGCTGCGGCGCTCCGGGGGCTTTGGGGTCTGGGTTATAGAGCAGATAGGGCCGGTTCGCGCGGTTGGCATCTGCCCAGAAGCCCTCAAGGTTCTGAACCTGCATGGGCGTAACAAGGAACGGCGCGCGGGGTTGCAGCATCGTGATTTCGGCTTCGGTGGACCGAGCCAAATCGTAAAGAAAGGCAGCGTCCTTTGCGTGCCGGATGACGCTGGACCGATAGACCCGTTCGCCAAGGTGGATTTCTTCCCCCGTGACCGCGAACACGGGAATTTGCTCGCAAGGCATCTCCACGGGGCCTTCAAGCACGTCTTTTGCGCTGATCTTGCGCCAAACGACCTTGGGCTTGCGCACCCTGCGAGTCTTCATCTGCGCCTTGGCCGCGTCCAGAAGATCGGGGGGCAGGTCGGGAGGGAAATCCTTCTCGCGCAGCGTGGATCCGTCCGGGGCCAGCCAGATGTCGTATTCGTCGTGCTCTACGTTGAAATATTCCAGCACAACGACCACGTCCTGGCTGCCCGACTGCACGAACGTGATGGGCTGATGCTCCGTCGTCGCGTCCACCACGGTCGCGTTCGGATACATCTCCTTGAACGTCTCGACGGGGATTTCGTCCGCGATGAAGCAATATCGCGCATCCGCCCTTGATGGCTCCCTGGCGGCTGGGTCCCAGAACACCGCAAACGGGTTTGGCACACGCTCGATCACCACCTCTTGGTGAAATGTGTCATGCCCGCAATACTGCGTCCGCACCCGGAAATGACCGATCCCACAGGCCGCCGCGCTTTCCGCAGCAGCTTCGTAAATGGAGGTCGCGTCGAACCGCTGTTCGATGTCGCGGATCATGCCTGCATAGATTTCCGCAACGTCTTCGCTGGCCTCGTTGTCCGAGGGCGAGATGTTGATAGCCGGGTTCAGCGACCGAACCTGCGCCGTAACCTGTCGGATGAATTGCGGCATGTCGTTGAACACGAGGCAGGGCTTATTGTCAGCTTCGCGCTCGCTCCGCACATCCTCCGGATAGTGTTCGCCGACGACAAAGCGCAGATCGTTGATCGCGTGTTCGCGGTTGTCCATGTCCTCGGTGTAGGCCGCGTCCAGCCGCGTCATTGCCTCGCGGATGATGTCCTGATCGGTCATGCCGCCCACCCCCCGCGCCGTCGCGGGTTCTTGAACGCATCAAGCTTCGGCGCCTGGTCCACCATGGCGGGGAAAAGCTCCGCCATAGCCCATACCAGCGCATCCACGCGATCCGGGCTGCCGTCGCCCTGAAATCCCGTCGTGGTCATCTGCGTCATCTGGTTTTCCAGTTCCGGGAACGCCCCGACATGCGCCACGCGACCCTGCTCATACAGCGCCGCAATCGGCTCTGCCCTGACGTGCTTGCCCCTACTGGCCCGCACTTCGATGATATTCACGTTCGGTTCGATGGTGCGCAGCGTGTGCGCCACCATGTCGCCGCCCTGGTTGACCTCGACCACGACACCATCGGCGCCCCAACTGCGGTAAAGGCTGACAGCCCGTCGCGCCCACTCCATCGGGCTGCCTTGCAGGCTGGCGTCCTGCAGCACGATCCCGCGCTGGTCCGTCGCCACCCCAGCGACAATGATCCCGTGCTCGTCGCTGCTCTCCGTCGCCGTCACCGCCGGGTCAACCGCCACCACGATCCGCCCCATTTCGGGCGCGGCCTTCAGCCGGTAGGCGTCGAGCGACGCCAGCGACCACAGCGCGCCGGGCAGATCGCCGAGAATTTCAGCGTCGAGTTCCTGTCGCCCAAGCCGGGTTCCCTCGTATTTCTGCCGCAGCACAGCCAAAGCGTTCGGCGCAAGGTTGGCCGCGTTGTCGAACGTCTTGCCGCGCGTGACGTGCGACGTCGGCGCCGCGACCAGCCCCTTGATGATCGGCGTGGGCTTGGGCGTCGTCGTCACCACCACCTGCGGGTGTTTGCCAAGCCGCAGGCCAAACAACAGCTGGTCCCACGCCTCTGGATACCGCCACGCCGCCAATTCGTCGCACCATGCGCGGTGATGCTGCGGGCCACGAAGGCGTTCCGGCTCGTCGGCTGAGAAGGTCTTGTATCGCGTCCCGTTGACAAGGATCAGCTCGCCAAGGCTACGGTTCCACGCTTGAACGCATTCACGCGGCAGGACGCTAAGCAGCCCGCTCTGGCCCTCAACGCAAGTGTCGCGCGCGTCTGCAGACGTGGGCGCGACAATGGCAATCCGCCAGCCTGGGTTCATAAGCCCCGCCCAAGCCGCGTCCTCTGCCCCCGTGCGGGTCTTGCCCCAGCCGCGACCGGCTAGGATGACCCACGTCTGCCAGTCGCCCTCCGGCGTAATCTGGTCAGGTCGCGCCGCCGCCTTCCACTTCGCCCGCGCCAGCACCGCTGCTTGCTGGTGCGGCAGCATGGCCGCCCAGAGCTGCGACGAAGGCTGCAAAAGCGTCATCGGAGGACACCTGGTGTTTGATCGGCCCGCCGCCCTCGCCCGCGTGTTCAACGGGCTGCTTCGGCGTGCCGTAAGCGCGGTCTTCGCTGTCTCTCAGGACGCGCAACAAGTCTGCGGTCATCAGATCAAGCGGGTTTTCGCCTGCTTGAACTTTTTCCATCGTTGCGGAAAGTAGCCGCTCGCGGAATTGGCTGGCCAGATCGGCGGTTCTGTCGTTGCGCGCCCTGACTTCGGCGCTCATGCCTCCAGGATTTGCGACGTTGCCCGGCTTAAACCGCGTCGCGGGGGAGGGATTTGGGTTGGCCATAACTGCCCCCAAGGCAAAAAGCGGCACCTGTTTCCAGAATGCCGCCTGCGATTATGCGTTAAGGTGCCAGCGTCACGTTTGCTTGTCAACAGGTTTCTTTGGCCTGCCGCGTGGTTTGGGTGATCCGGTCGCTTCGGCGATCACTGAGTGGGCGTCGGTTTCGATCCGCTGCCACTCGGGCAGGTCTTGTTCCCTGATCCAACCGGTGATGTGGACAAGGCCCGCGCGCTTGAGGGCGCGGTGTTCATTGCGGGCGGTCATGCAAGCGCCACGCGACCAGTGCCGTCTTTAAGGTCGCAACAGAGAAGTGCACACATTGCGGGGATCATCGCAGCAACATCGGCATCAAGCGCAGCGATTGATTGTGCCAGATCGGCAGGGACAAACGGCCTGTTTGCCATTTGAATGATTTGTCGAGCCTCATGTGCGCACTGAACGATTGTTTTGTTTGCCATTTTCTCCACTCCGTTTTGCGTTTCCATGCCCCCTTATCCCACAAGTGACGCGGCGCGTCAATAACAAAATGCATCGCCGCGTCATTTTTTACATCGGCGCCATCCCCATCCTGACCTTCACGGTTTCGCCCCTGACACCTTCACTGACGCATTCCAGCGCTCGCAGGATGCCCGGCCAGTTGGTTATGCCCGTCTCATCCACCACGGCGATAATGGTGGCGGATTGCGCGGCGGCATCGACATGCCCAAGCCAACCGTGCAGGCGCATCCATGCGCTGACGGCGGCGCGAGCGCGTTCCTCTGGCGTGCGGTCATCCACGGGCGCGGATTCGGTTGTCATGGCTTCGGTCGGGGCCAGAATGTGTGAACCTTGCGCATGGCGGGGCGGAGCGCCGATGGCCAGGTTGTAAGCCGTCCAGACCCCGCGCATGTGCATGACGGCCTGCCACAGATCGGCGCGGCGGTCCCGGTCGCCTCGGCGCCGTTCTGCGGCGGTCAGGTCGGGAACGGTTGCCCAGATCATCCGACCCACCGCACAGCCCATAGGAGGGGCAAGGGATGCCCTTCTTGCTTCCGGGCTATCGGGGATACCGAGAATGCGGAGTCGGGCCTGTGAGGCCACTCCTGTGGCGTCCTCGGGGGTTTCCCTTGGCGCCCGGTTGCCATTGGTCGCGCGCTGCGGCACTTCCTCTCCCCCTGGCAGGGTGATCGCGCGCTTCCGGCGGCGGCGTTCGGCTTTGCTGGACATGGCGTCACCTCTCAGAAGGGGATTTCGTCGTTCAGGTCGCGCTCAAGCTCGGTGCGCGGGCGGATGGCCGAAACCTTCGCGCCGGGGAATGCCGCCGCGACCGGGGCAATGCCGTTGTCGTAGGCGGCAAGCGCGGCTACCACGGCCTGCAGGCTGTAGACCCGAACATCAGGGCGCAGGGCGGCGTAGGCGGGCCATGCCGCGTCATCCCTCAGGATCGCGCACAGCTTGCCGCTCACATGGACTTCCCAGGCGTCCGGGGTGATCGGCTTGTGACCGGCGGCGGTTGCTTCGGCGTCCATGGCCGAAAAGCCGCGCAGGCAGGCTTGCACCCGCGCGGCCACCATCGCGGGGTCTTGCGATGCAATCGCCGCGTTGAGGTTTGCCATGGCGACGCCCCATTTGGCGGCGGTCTCGACGCTGACGAGATCGGGCAGCCGATCAACGCCCCATTTCTGGTCCATGGCGCGGCAGGCGGTATCGAATGGCCCTGTGGCCATGTCGCACTGAATTTCAACCGCCGAGGCGCCGTGGTGCGTCAGTCGGTCATACTTTTTCTGGCGCTGCGGTCTGGTCATTTCCGGCCCCCGAACGCAGGGCGCAGCGAGGAGCGTAGGAACGTAGGAAACGTATAGATGTTTCCTACGTTTCCGACGCCCCCCCCGCCGCAATGCGGAAACGTAGGAAACGTGTAGGAAATGCGTAGGAAATGCTGGAATCCCATTTCCGACGCCTCTTTGTAAGATGTTGATTTCATTTGTTTACCCTTTTGTCAGTGCGCCAAACCAAATCCGACGCCGCGCAGAACAGGCCGCGCCCTTCCGTCAGCGCCTTCCAAGCGTCGAGAAATGCGCCGCGTTTGTTGCTGGCGGCCATTTTCCCCATGGCGATGGTGCGGAAATCGTCCATCGGAACGCACCAGAAACGCCCCGGATCGGGCAGTCCGACGCCGCCGGGGTTGGGCCGACCGAGGCCGTCAGCCAGCATCTGATCGAAGGTGTCGGCGAGTATCTTCTGGTTTCCGCCCAGGCCGCGCTTTTGCGTGGCGGCCTTGTATTCGTCGGGATCGGCCACTGTGATGACGCAGCTGGTCACTTCGTCGCCGTCCTGATCGGTGCCGAGTGATACGGACTTGAGGTCAAACGCGAAGGTTTCGCCGCCGTTGTGGTCGCGCTGCTTTGTGACGATTGCGGCTCTGGCGCCGTCTTCGTTTGATATCTCGATCTCGGTGTCTGTCGCGGCGCGAAGGCTGCTGTGACCCCTGGCGCCGCGTGCGGTGTCTTTCCCGGTATGGTGGACCAGAAGCACGGTTGCGCCGGTTGCGACCCGGATCGCGTCGATGTTGCGGATCAGGGCGGTCATGTCGGCCGCGCTGTTTTCGTCCCCGCCCGCCATGACGCGCGACAACGTGTCGATGACGATCAGGTGGGGGGCATCTGGCAGGCGCGCTTTTACCTGGGCGGACAGGTCCACGATGTGCTGCAGGTCGGCTTGATCGTGCAGGAGGTCGAGGCCCGCGCGCTTGACGGCCAGCGGCACGTCACAGACGCCATGCTCCTGTTTCAGGGCGGCAACGCGGTTGATGACGCCCCTGCCCCCTTCGGCGGCAAGGTATAGGATAGATGCCTGCGCCACGCGCCTGCCGCGCCACGGGGCGGCAATGGCGATGTGATAGGCCAGGTCGATTGTCCAGAACGTCTTGCCGCTGTTTGAGGGGCCATAGACGACAGCCATGGTCGCCACGTCCAGAAGACCCTTGACAAGGTATGCCCCGCCAAGGACCGGCTCCACATCGTCGAACCATTCCAGATCGGCGGCGCGCTTGGGGGCGTCAAAGCCGGTTTCCAGTGCTGTTTGAGAGGTTTGCAGGGCGGCGGGGTTGGCGTATTGCTCTTGTGGCGTCCAGCCCTTGCGACGTGCGCCGTCTATGGCGATCTGCACTTCTCTGGCGGTGTCCTCCGCCGTGTAGCCTTGCAGGGTGAGCGGCTGGGTTAGCGCGTGTATTTCCGCGTCGGACAGGCCCTTGCTGACATAGGATGCCACCAGGCGAATGACGGCGTTGTGCCATTCCTGACCCTGCAGCGCTTGGATTGTCATGCGCTCCCGGTCCAGGGATGGCCCGGCGGTGCCCGTGTCGATGGAGAAAGTGCTGGGGGCTGGTGCTTGCGGGGTTGCCGGTTCTGTCGCGGCAAACGCGCGCGCCATTTGCTCCATTGTGACGGGCGGGCGCGGCTCGGGGTATTCAGTGCGGATCGTGGTCAGTTCTTCGGTATAGCCCTTGCCGCGCTTTTTGACCGACGGCCAGGATATGGTTCCGCCGATCCGCATGATCCGGCTGGGGTTGATGACGCTGGGGTCGCTGCCGAAGTGCCGCGCGATCAATGACTGCATGTCGCGCCATGCGGCCAGATCGGTGCATGGTTCTTTCAGCTCCCAATAGGTGTGCACGCGCGTTGACGGCACGCGCCCGGTGGTGACGGCGGCATTCCATTTCGGGCCGGGAAAGCGCAGGATATTCTGCGTGGCGTGACTTTCGTCGCAATCCGCCCACAGGTAGAACGCGGCCAGAATATCGGCGTCATTTGCGGCTTTCCCGACCTCGTCGCGCACCGGATTCCGCACGGCATAGCAGTTGCGCCCGCTGCGGTTCATGGCGCTTGTCCACTCGACGGCGCCGCTGGGTCCGTCAATCCAGTCCGGCTTGAATCGCCCGATGTAGGGTTGCCCGGCGTCATCGAAAGCGCGAATTTCAATCCATGCGGGGGCCGCAAGTTCATTCCAGCGCCGCGTCATGAACTTGAGGTCGGCGCGGATGGCGTCGAGATCGGGCGAGAGTTTGGCTTCTTCTTTCAACACGTTTCCCCGCCTGCCTGTCTTGTGCTAATGCGGGCCAGCGCGATTGAACGCGCTGGCGGTTGTCACACGGCTCGTTTTTTGCGCGCCCTGTAAGCGGCGTCGCGGTCCCGCGAACATTGCTTGCAGAAGGGCTTTTTGCCGGGGCTATAGGGGCCGTGACCGCGAGGGCAGCCTAATTCCAGCGTTGCAAAATCTCGCGGTCTTTCCCCCCATACCCGCCACGAATTGACAAAATGAGGGACCGCCTGAAGGTGTTCAGGGTTAACGCATGACCTGACCCGGCACAGGTGATCGATTTCGTATCCTTCGGGGATTTCACCCTTGTATGCGATATGTGATAGCCTGTGCGCCAGGGCCACGCGCGCCGGGATTAGATCGGGGAAGCTGGCATTGCCGTAACCGTGACTGCCGGTTGATGGAAGCCACAGCCAGCATCCGCTATTTGGCTCAACTGAAACTCGCGCTTCAATGTAGGCTTGCGCGGACTTGATCGTGGCTTCCATCTGTTTACCCACTAAAACGCATCGTCAGGCAGCGCAGCGACCGGGGCCGGTGCGGGTTTGGCGACCTGCACCGGCTGCGGCTCGGGGGCAGTCGCGATGCCCGCCGCAACGCCTTCCTTGAGGCAATCGGGACGCGGCACCCACTTGACGACCTCCAGGATCGGCACGTTTGTCGATCCGCGCTTGAACTGCTCAAAGTGCGCGCCGGTGCAGCGGATCATGGGCAACATGTCAGCGCTGGGTTGCTGTTGCAGTTGCGGCACAAGGGCTACCAAAGCGCCCCAGACGGATGCCCCGGCCTGATCCCAGCTTGCGGTTTTGCCGCCGCCAATGGCGCAGCGAACCTTGAAGCCTTTCTTGTAATCCCGCCCCTCGGTGGACGGGTCGGGCAGGAACTGCGACAGGCTGGGGTTCATCCTCCAGTCAGGGGCCTGACCGGCCACGCCGTCCGAATAGCACCAGCCGGTTTTCATGGTGGTGATATCGAGGACGACCCCGGTGGTGAAGCCGTCGAATTTCTTCTTCCCGTCCGCGTCGCGGATAAAGAAGGATTTCGCCGGGATTTCTCCGTCCTGGGTGCCGCGCGCCGACCATTGCAGCCACGGGCCTTCCGAACCGCCGCCGCCGGTGTCAAAGTTGGAAAATGCGTTCATCTTGCTTCCTTGTCGTTTTGCCCATTTGGGGCGTTGGAATCCCGGTTCCGCCGGGAGCGGTCATTCCTCGACGCCTTCGACCCGCAGGGCAAAGGCGCAAAGGATTTGGTCGAACACCTCGGGGTGATGTTCCGCGATGATGGGCAGAACCCACCACGCGGCCAGGAGGTGCTTGCGAACGGTGTCAACCTTCTTCGGGCGCATGGCTTCCGTGGTCAGCCATTGGCCATAGGTGAAGGCGAGGTGCTGATCGGTGGCGTCGTCGGGATGCTGGTCAAGGAACCAGTCCGGCAACTTGCTGCGCAGCGGGCTAAGCCCCGTGTCGATGGTGAAAGTGGTCATTCCGTCACCTCTGCAATGATGGCATCCATGACGGCGCCCACCGGGCTCGCCGGGGCGGTCGCGCCGTCTTCGCCCCAGGTCGGCACGCGCCCCAGCGACTTGGCGAGCTCTTGCGGCGCAATGCCGTGCTGCATGGCGATGCTGATCAGGACGCACGCGTCGGCGATGACCCATTGCAGATCGCCGCCTTTTGCCACGTCGGCGAAGACTTCGGAGGATGCAACGGTTTCAGGGTTGAACCCGATGCTGACCGGGAA